CATCTTTCTGGGGAGGTTCATGGCCACGTTAGTGGAAGAACCGGTCAATCAACGAAATCCTCGATAATGCGCCCCACGGCGTCAATATCAAGGTCCTCTTCACCGAAGACAAATCTTAAAGCTAACTCAATAACATCAGTGGCAGTCATTGAGTATTTATAATGGTAAAACCTCGTCATATCGTCCCTGGTCATGGTTGTTGCAGATTCAATCTTGTCCAACACCCCTAAAGTGCCGTAGCGCAAGAAAAAACCTTTAGCAAACCAACCAATGCCGGCGAGACTCTGGTCACCATCTGGGCATAGCTGCAGATACCGTTCCAAAAACACCTTGGACAAAGGAGGACAATGGCGGAACTCAAAAGAGTAAGACAACGCTTTGCCACCCAGGTACTGTCGGTCAGACACCGCCTGGTTGTTATTAGCATTAGCATTGAACCTCGCCAAAGCCTTGCCCAACTTGGGAACAAGAACGTATCCGCTAGAAGTCATGATGAATTGTTTGGATAAAAAAGTACAATCTGAAAGGTGATCTTTGACAAACACCTTAGAGACCATACAAGCTTGGGTAGTGACATGTTGATACGCTCTCCTGATCTGCTGTTTTCTAGACCAAGGATTGTCGATTCGCATAAGCATGTCATCACCCAAAACCAAACAAACACCCTTGAACTTGTGTCGAGTCGCAAAACACCAAGCTTGGCTAGCATTCCACAACGAATTGCGGAAGGTAGTGCTCTGTGCACCTGTGGGAAGCTGATGCTTAATCCTTGCCACCAACCCGAACTGCTTAGAACTAGCAAGAAACGAATTGGCTTGAAGCATCAAAGAAGTAACCCACAACGGAGCACCAAGTCTACGCAGCCAAGCAATTTCCAACAAATGCACATCCCTGACCTGGGTGGAATCGTTAGAGCTAAAATCAGACTCCACAAACCGCGCGCCAGTAACCGCGCCACGGCAAATGAAGTTTGTCAGAGCATCAGTGTCCTTCTGGTACGCACCAGAAAAACACATCGGCAGCTCTGTAGCTTTATCGAAACCACCAAACATGCGTTTAGTGCATGCTTGCATAACAGGTCCAAGAATGACATTGTGAAGATCAGAAGATTGGTAGATGATTCTCGGAGCCCAATTAGGATCATGCCGCTTAAGCAAAGCTTCAACCTTGACAAATATTTGCTTGTCAGAAAACTGGCGGCTAGTAACCTCGGCCACCATTTTCACTGCTTTGTCATGTCTAGCCCGCTTGGCAGCATCAAACTGGGAATTCCAATGACGAAATAAATCCATCGACCAATCAACTGGTTCAC